AATCTTCCGTTATAGTTAGTATTGCTATTGCCGTTAATCCTATACCAGAATTCTAATCCTGACGAGGTAGTAAAAGTTAAATCATGAACTCCGTTAACCCCTCCTAATGAAGCACCGCTGATTGTAATCCTTTCACCTGGTAAGTATCCAGTGCCTGGATCTAATAAGGTAATAGTAGTAACACCAGTGTAAGTTGGCGAGCCTCCGTTGAGGCCTTTTTCGACTTTAAATCTTGCACCAGTTCCTGCCCCACTTGAACTTGCTGCTGGCACGTTATTGTACACCTGCGGTAAAGTACCAGTAGCCAAACCTTTTATTAGAGTAAACACAGGAGCCAATGGCGCTAGTGTTTGTGCCGGAATATTAAATGTAACTCTGTATGGTCCGGTGCCCGTTATAGTTGAAAATGATTGTAACTGTATAGGAGCAATAGTAACACTAACAGCATTATAGTAGTTAAAATTTAAATCATCTGATACAATTTCAACAAGGTCACCTGTGACAAAATCGTGATCAACACTGGTAACTACGCTGGCTGTATTCTTTCTTCTGGTAACAGATTTAATACCTTTAATATTATTTTGTTTAACAATATCATTTACTATATAACGTTTGCTTGGTTTCCAATAACTGTTGTAATGATATTTGCTGCTGAGTTGATTAACCTTACCAACTATTTCACCGTCAAGGTTTAAAGTTAATCCGGCAGGCAATCTACCGTCTTCTATGGTATACAGAACAGCAGAAGTTGATATTGTACTAGTAGCTACAATACTAAGTGTACTAACATACCCGGTGTCGATAGTACCTAAATCACTAGGGCTTACCCACGTCATGACGCTTTCAACTTCACCTAGTATGTCAACGGTAAACACTCGTCTACTGATAGATACTTCTGAGCCTTGACCAAATCTTATAGCTTTAATGGTAAATGTATATGTTTTTGTAATTGCAGGTTGATAAGGTACAGTTCCAAACACTTCACTTGATGTCTCATCAAACTCCATACCCTGTGGCATAATACTATCAGTACCAATATAAATTGCCGCACCATTAGGAATAGTTAATTCGAGCGGCACGTTAACTGATAGTCTATATGAGTCGCCACCTAGTACATCAACACCTGTAATAGTATAAATTTGTTCAGTACCGCCCTCTAGCTCTCCGTTGAATGTTATCTTATAACCAACTTTTGGAACACCACTAGCCCGTTCAACTCTTATGTTAGTAAGTCCTAATCTATTATCACTAGTTAGTTCTCGTATGCAAACGCCATTAATTAAAGCATTGATATTGGCAAATGCATATACAATTGGTCCTAGATCACTGAACCCTTCGTATGTATCAATTTTAAATGATTGATAATTGTTGGCTCTTCGTAGTCCTAAATAGTTAGGAGTTGTAAATATTGGAGCTCGAACATAGGTAATGTCTGCTGTGTATGCACCGGTGCCTGCCGTAGTGATAACATTATCTGCACGGAAGAAATCATCACCTACTACAAATATTCTAAATTTACGTTTGGTTACGGTATCACCGTCTGTGATAGTAGCAATGAATTCGTAGTTACGATTTAACTTACGAGGTCTTGCCGTTGGCACACTAAAATCATAGACTGTTAAATCGTATACATAGGTATCATATCCGTTACTAGATCTATAACCAAAATCGTAAGCAATATCGTCAAACAAACTTTTATCATAGTTACCGTTGCCAGATTTTAATGGTATTGCCAACAGCGGTTGTACAAATCCAGTTATTCTTCCCGATGCTGTTAAAATTAATCCAGGAGGAAGTTCACCATCTCCGCTAGCAATAAAAAATTGTAATTGTTGTCCAGTAGCGGTATCTGTATCTTTAGCACTTAACTGAAAATCAATAAAGCTGCTATCTAAAATATAATAGGCATTGTTAGTTCCTACAGGCAACAGGCCTTCGGCGCTTAACCATTGAGGTTCATCAGCACCAACAACAGTTAGTGAAAATGTTCTATCAGATAAATCAGTGCTGTTACTAGCTCTAATAACAAATTTAAATTCAGTAGTTCTTGGTACTTCAAATGGTGTACCTATAATATTGCTACCTGAAATACGTAGCCCTTGCGGTAGTTTTCCTGAAATTAGTCGAAATGTAAGTCCGTAGCTAGAGATAATAGGCAACGGAATGTTTACCGTTTGTCTTTCGTTTAATGTACCTAGGCTAAAGCCCGAGGTTTGTGTCCATACAGATAATGCCATTTCTGCTCCGTTTTATGTATTTACCGAAAAAACAAAAACAGAGTTTAGCCACCAAATCTGTATATTTTAGGTCTCGGCCATGCCATCCCTGCACTAGGACGAACTCCCTGTGTTAACCTAGGAATTGTTTGTCCTTCTGTAGGACGTTCTTTTTTATAATATAGGTACAAATTAGGAGCGCCTTGTAGATCTCTAATATCAGCTGGGCCACCATTTGTATTAGTTATTTGTCCTTGTTTTGCAACACCTGTTATATAGGCCTTAGCTTGCACCTGATTCCAGTGAGGATTTTGTTCTAGCGCACAGGCTATTACTCCGCATACCTGTGGACTTGCCATACTTGTTCCGCTAATCTTTCCTAGTAAGTAGCTAGAATTTCTACTGTCGCTTACCCCGGCAAGATACGAACTAATAATATTAGTACCGGGAGCCCATATATCTACACCCGGTCCGCAATCGCTATAGTATGATTTATAATCGCCTGTGGTAACATCAATAGCCCCTACGCAGATATTTGGCATATTTGTATCGTTGGCGGTTGGACTAGTTCCTCGACAAATATAATAAGGATTAGCCACACTAGCAGGATACCTATTAGCCATTTCAAACGTATTGTTCCAGTCAATTCCTCCCGGAACATCATGCTTCCACAGACCGTTACCGGCAGCACCTACAAATATAACCCCTTCATTCATTGCATCTATTATATCACTATCACATGCTGGGACTCTTAAGGGTATACGTTGACTAGCAATGAACCCCCATGCATTTAATTGCTCAGTAGTAAAACCACCACCAGTGGTAGTTTTTCTATTGTTAGCCCCTAATTGCAAATCTATTTGGGAAGGGTTGCTTTCATAAAATGTGTACTCGTTAACCATATATGGACTACCAACAGTTCCGCCTGTAGATGCGTTACCTTCTACTCTAATATAATATTTTCTATTAGGAGTAGTACCAGTTGATCCGTAATAAATTCGTTGCACTGAATTATCTGCACTGCACCACATGATCTTTGGAAAATTTGGTGTAGCTGGTCCTAGATTTTGATATGCAACTGAACCACCGCCAAACGTTATATAGTGGTTTGTTCCAACATAGACAGTTGAATAACTAACGCCTAAAAATTCTATATTAAAAGGCAAATCCAATGTCCAATAACCGTCATCATTATTTCCGGTGGGCGTAGTTGATGAAGTTAATCCTGAACCACCTACTAGTACATTAGCAATTTCTGTCACTGTGGCACTAGCAGGAGTTGTGTCAGTCCTAATAGTTGCACTCATAGCAACACCGACTGTATGAATACCCGATAACGAAATATCAAGGCCTGTAGTAAATTCCATTGTATAGACAGCATTATCTGCAAGTGTCACTGTTCGTCTAATATTTGTTTCTACTATTGCGCCTGTATACGGACCGTCTGTGAGAGCAGCTACTACTGTTGCTCCGTTTGTTATAGTAATTCCGTTAGTTAATGTTGCCACACCGGTAAAACATTCCACGGCAACATTGCATATTAAATCTATTACAGCAGGGCCTTGAATAGTAGCAATATAACTAGCATCCGGATCTGTAAATGTTGTTAGGTAAATTTGAGAACCTTCTTGAATCCATGATGCTGGTTTACTGGCAAAACTTCCACCTAGCGGAGCAACTGTTCCACTAGTGGTTATTCTATTTCCAAAGTTTTCAAATCCTAATAACGTAGCTAATCTAGTAGTTGTACTACATACTCCGCTATAGCCAGTATAGGTTGTAGTACCACCCGCGGCTGGTGTATAGCGTGTTCCTCTATAAGTTACTGCTGTAATGTCACTAAATGACCACTCGCTTGGAAAAATACTTTGCCCCCAACTGTTATTTGTAATAGTAGGATTTTTTCTGCCAGTTGCTGGATTGATTGCTTTATTTCGATGGAACGCCCTGACATAGTCAAATACATAACTAAAGTTTCCGGGATTGCCTGCGTCGTAATAAATGTTATAAATGTTAGCGTCTCTTGCCCATCCCTGCGTATTACCAGCAACTGTTCCGCTAACGTGTACACTATGCGAGTTTGTAGGGTTACTATATGTACTAGCAGCGCCGCCTGTTACTTCGGGATTGTGTTGATACCAGTTATAGCTGACCATTCTACTTCCACCGGTGCCGTTAGCATTGACGGCAAATTCTGGGTGTGCTGTATCTGGATTTCCTGCATCTACAATTACACAATCAACATTTTTTCCCGTTGAAGTTATTGTAACTGTGCCTGTTACATCGGTAGTTCCGTTGCTACCCCAGCCTGTTCTATGTACACCTTCGGTGCAACGTAACAATGCCCAGTTAAGCATGGCATTACTAGTGCTGCCGGATTTATTCCAGTTGCTAGATGTTTGTGTAGTAGTAGCATAGGTTCCTGCTCTACCACCAATATACCTTGGATGTATTGAAACTGACTCTACTCTAGGATCAGACTTTAATTCTTCTGCTTCCCATTCAGTTAACATATACCAAGTAACTCGACTTGTTGGTTTAAGTTCGGTACAGGCTACTGCTCGTTCGGGCGCAGAACTACCGTCATATTTTCCTACCGATTCCATTTCGGCATAGAACGCATCTAAGTCTTCGTAATTTTTTAATATTACAGAATACTCTTTAGTTGTTACATACTTACTAATTGATTCAGACATGTATAGTCCTTATCTTCTACGTATTTTAGGTCTAGGAAATACATTTCCCGTTGCTGGTCGTATTTTGTAATTAGTTTTAGGAAACGTATTTCCCGAGTCTTGACGCTCTTTATTATAAAATAAAAATTTATTATTGCCACCTTGCAATGAAGTAGTATCGGTGAAGCCGCCTAACGTCTCATACATTTTGCCAGCTTTAGCATATCCGGTAATATAAGTTTTAAGTTCAGCTTGGGTCATAGTGGGATATGTTTCTAATACTATTGCTGCTACTCCGGCAACTTGAGCGGAACTCATACTAGTTCCACTATATTTTTGATACAAGTAACCTGCTGTAATAGTACCTGTATCTGAGGTAGTTGCTAGATTAGATCCAGTATTTGCATAGGTAAATGTTGTTGCACCTGTGCGAACAATAGATGTCATTGTGGTATTAAAAGTAGTTTGTGTTGCACAAACAACAGTTACTAAGTTACCAGTTATTAATCCGTGTGCTGCTGTAGTTGTAATAGTTGCAACGCTTGAATTTCTGGCTACAGATGCTAAATCTGTTAATACAGCAGATCCATCATTAACTGGTTCATTGCCGCCCCAGCTAGTTCCTGTTGTTCCAGTGTTATCATATACCGCTGCCATAATATTATATCCAGGTGCATATAAATCAACTCCTGGACCAGTATTGCTATTTTGTGCTTTGCTTTCTTCTGATGTACTAGCAACCGCCCCCACCGATATCATTTTAAGATCTGCATCCGCTGTTCCTCTAGAATTTGCAGGAGTTGATCCTCTGTGATAATAAAATGCAACACCATTATCTAAAAAATAATTGTCGTAGTCAGTGCCGCCCGGAACATCAACTTTAAATCCGCCATTACCTGCTGATCCTACAAATACAATCCCGTCTGCTACTGCATCTGTGATGTCTGCATCTAGCGCAGCATCTCTATACGGAGCAAGCTCACCGCTTTGCATAATGCCGTAGTTTTCTAATTGTGCCAACGTGAACTCAGCTCTATATGCTGCATTCTGATCTATGTGTACGTCAATTCTATTCTTATTTGCTGTTGCTTCATAGAATGTCATTTCCCATAACATAGTTGGACTACCTAGTACCCCACCGCTAGCAGCATCATGTCCTTCCCAACGTACTCTAAATGTTCTATTAGGAGTTGTTCCACTAGTGCCTGTCCATAAACTTTGACAACTGCGATCACCTGCTGACATACAAATTTTTCTAGCGGCCGGTGACCCTGGACCAATATCTACAGTATAAGGATTGCCGTATCCGCCAAATGTAACATAACTATTTGTGTTAACAAACAGATACTGATTATTTCCACTTGTACCAGTTCCGTAGTTTTGACCAAAGAAGGTAATTTGAAACGGAAATGTAATTTGCCAGACTGAATCATCATAATCATCTCGTCCGTCAGGACTAATAAATGTTGGAGCTCCGGCATTAGATAATCCAGTTCGTCCTAACATGCTTTTAGTAATGCTACCAACACTACAGCTTCCGGGACTGCTGCTGGTAGTAGTTATTTGATTACCACCGTTGCTAAGACTAGCCAATGCCGATGCTAATGTTGTTGTAGTGCATACACCGCTAAATCCCGTGTCAACAACACTATTACCTAAACTTGCAGGAGTAACGTCAGCCCCTCGATAACGTATTTTACTAAATCTTGATCTAGCAAGTCCGTTAAGAGTATTGGTTACATTAACTTTAGTACCCAACCCCCAGCTGTTATTAACAATGGTTGGATTTGTAACACCGGTATCTGGATTGACAGGCTTTGAATTATGCCATGCTCTTATGTAGTCAATGATATATTGTGATGGTGTATAAGAGCCACTAGTATTAAAATCGTTGCTGGTAAAACCAGATGTGTCGTGTCTAAAATTATAAATGTTAGCACCCCTAGCCCATCCTTGTGTACTACCTGCTATAGTAGAAGCTACGTGACTAGCATGATTATTAACGCCAGTGTAGTTATCATAATTATAAGTTGAATCAGTATTGGCAGGCCAAACTGTTGCGTTATGATTGGCAAACCAATCATATTGGTTAAGTCTACTGCCAAACTCTGAATGACTAGCATAGGCTATATCGTCAACTACTACTACGTCAACATTTTTTCCTGTACCGGTTATATTGATGGTTGCAGTCTGACTACTAGATCCGCTTTCCGATCCCCAACCACTAATGTTATCTGTTAGTGTTGATCGATACAATCCCCAATTCTTTTGACCTACAATAGAATTGTTACCTCTACTCCATGCAGCTGTTTGACTATGTAGTCTTGTTTTAATTCCTAAATTAGCAGCTGGTAAACTAATTGATTGCACTCTTGGATCATACTTGAGCACCTCAACTTCGTCAGTGGTCAAATAGTAGTGTGTATTTCTACTTATAGGTCTTCTATTTGCACATTCAACAGCACGTTCAGGAATGTGACCTCCTGAACCTGTATTTTCCATCTCAAAGTAAAAACGTTCTAAATCATCTTTATTTTTGAGAGTAACAATATATTCTCTAAAAATGGTTGGCATATTATGCCTCGAGTTGAAGTACTGTTAGCGTGACTGTGATAGTTCCAGTGGCACCACTTAAATTTGTTACGGCCACTGGTATTGCTGTAGTTGGACTTGACTCGGCATTAAAACCAATTGTTCCTGGACTAATCAATACTGTTTGTGCTCCTGTGGTAATTACCTCAGCAATTACACCCGCACCTGGTAGTGGATCACTACCTTGCGATCTCGAACCGTCAGCTGTTAGTGATGCTGCATCTGTATATAATCTCACCCAAGCTGCTGCACTAGTTTGAATTTTAAGAAGTGCATAAGTTTTAAATCCTGTAATGCTTCCTGTCCACGTGGCGTTGTTTGCAATAGATCCGCTAGTAACTGCAGCAGATTGTCTTGCTCCTAATCCTGTACCACCACCGCCACCACTAACAGTGGTAAATGTAAATGTGCCAGAACCGTTGGTTGTAAGTACTTGCCCGTTAGTGCCGTCACTAATGCCTAAGTCACTTAAGGTTACAGTATCCCATGCTGTTGCATAGTCTGTTCCGCTAGTTTTACGTAGGTATTGACCAGTTGTTCCACCTGTAGGCACACCTTGTCCATTTGTTCCATTGCTACCATTGCTACCGTTGCTACCGTTGCTACCATTGCGAACATTATATGTTGATGTAGATGTATCAGTATATGTTATAGTATATGTGTCTAGAGATCCTGCAGATCCATCACCACTAGTTCTAAGGATGCTAGTAATGCCACGGCCGTTGCTACCATTGCTACCATTGCTACCATTTGATCCTGCCGGACCTTGGAAAGCACCTAGGTCGGTCCAAGCTGAACCACCCCATGTCCATAAGTGTGAAGGCGCCGGTGATGTAACTACGTAACAATCTCCTATTTGTTGTCCTGTGATAGCTAGGAGTGCCGTATAATTTGCTACTGTACCTTGAATACTCAATGCTCCGATACTCACGCCACCAACAGTTGAACCTGCTGGTAATTCAACATGACCACTGGGTGTCAGCATCTGTATATTATTTCCTGCCGTAGTAATTTGTGAAGTAGTACCAATATTGATAGCACCGCGTAGAAATAAATCTTGAAATCTCACGCCAGTAGTGCCTAAGTCATACGTGTTAGTGGCACTAGGAATAATGTCGCCAATAATACTGTGACCGTTAACATCTAAGTTTCCACCTAGTTGCGGGCTAGTATCTTCAACAACATTTGATAATCCGGAAAAAGAACTAGCAATAGTAATTGTATTAGCATCTGTTCTTGTAATTGTAACGTTGCTACCTTCTGCAAATTTAACATTATCAGTAGTAGTATCGCTGCCAGTCAATCTTAAATTAGCACCACCAGTTGCTGTTTCTGCTGATACAGCATAGGTTAATCCAGAGTCAGTTCCGTTAACCCAATTAGTTCCGTTATATTTTATTACTTGTCCTGATGCTGGACTAGTAATAATTACATCTTCTAGATCATTAATATTAACGTATGCACTTGTAAATGGCAAGCTACTCCACTGAGTAGTACCGTCACCAATTTTAATTTGACGTTCTGTGGTATCGTAACCTGGTTCACCGCTGGCTAGAACTACTGTGCTGTTAGCCGCCCATTGTGTCGATGTACCTCGTCTAATTTGTATTTTTACGGTCATGTTTAAAAATTCCTCTTTAATTTGTGTTAGTCGGGTGTTCCACCGTCATATATTGTATCGAAAATTGTAGTACTTGGACTTCCGCCATCGCTGATTATATCAAACGCTGGTGTTGCCGGATTACCACCATCCACTGTGCTAATTGAGTCTAGAATAGTTACCGAAACATATACGTCGGGAACATCATCTAATGTCAATGTTAATATTTCAGCTGTCTCTTCTATTAAGTCTGCAGTAGTAGATATTACTAAACTAGCTGTATTATCGGTAATAGTAAACGTTCCAGTTAAGCTCATCCCTTCGATGTCACCCGATGTAACACCAGTGATAGTATAAGGAACTAGCGTATCGTCTTCTACGTTTACTGTTGTCAATGTAATTGAAACACTTTGCCCCTCTACTACCGATGCCGAGCTTCTTGACAATGAATAGAATGGATTACTGTCAGTTATAAAACGTCCAAGGTCTAGTAATACACTACTTGGTGCTGTAAATGTGCCAAAGTCAACAGGTGCT